TGTCGAATTTATCGATGGTTTCTTTGGTAAATAAGGGTGAACCGTCGGTTTTTGTGTAGTCCTTCAGCATGTCGAACTTGGCGTTGACGCCGTCCGAAGCGATGCGGTTTTCGGCGGCCTTGGTGAAGCCTCCAGTGACGCCGCTAGCTAGACTTGTCACTCCATCGGTGATGCCTTTGGCTAGGGCTTCGTTGCCAGCAGCTTTGATTTCGGCGGATTTGGTTTGGTATCCGGCGGTGATTTGGCCGGAGTTGTCGTTGACGGTGGGGTTGTAGGCGAACATGGGCGAGGTTCTAGTGGGTTGGGAGGTTTTTGGATTGGCGGGCTTCTATGCAGAGAGGGCTGCCGGGCTGGAAGGCTCGGCAGGCATTCGGACGGTGTTGGTATATTGCGCAGGCGACTCCTCGGCCCACCTCGCCACGGAGAGCGATGCAGCGTCCGCAGGGTGAGGTCTTGAGCAGGGGGTAGTCGGTGCGGAGGTAGTCGGCAGGGATGCCGGTGGCGTCGGAGCGGTCTCGCTTGAGCACGGGCCAGCTCCAACGGTGCGAGCAACATGCGCCACACCGTTGACAGTCGTATTGGGATTCCATGTGGGTTTGAAGCCTTGCTCTGGGATGGAGTTGTCTTCGTAGGGGGCGAGGTGGGCGATGCTATTGACCTCGCTGCGGAGCTTGGGGCACCACACGGGGGCGGTGAGGTGGCGGTTCACGCAGTTCCAGCAAATGGGGTAGTAGTCGGCGTTGTGGGATTTGTCCTGTTTGTGGCCCCACTTGCCCGAGGCGCGGTCGTAGCGGGTGGGGTCCATCGGGACGCCTTCGGCTTCGAGGTAGTCGAAGATGTCGTCGTCGGTCCAATGCCGCATGAGGAAAAGCTGGGTCGGGCTGTCATCCACACGGCGGACATCCTGGGCGAGCGGCACGCCGCCTTTGATGAGATCGACATCGGCGCTTTTCTGCCCGTGGAATGCGGCGTCCCACGGCCAGTTGAAGGAGCCGGTGGGGCGCTGGAGGACATCAGTGAGGCCGCACAGGTAGGGCTCGCCTTCCTTGGGGTGCTCGGTGCCGAGGCTGAGGACAAGGGCGCTGTGGTGGCCCCATTGGTAATACTTGAGGAAATCGAAACGGGGCTCGCCGGTCTCGATGTCGAACCCATCTTGGATGGCGATGCGGCCGGGAGCGTAGTCGAAGAGGGTCAAGTCCCACTCGCGGGCGAGGAGGTCGCTGTGGGCGTAGCGGTGGCGGAAGCGAGGTTCACGCCACTGCACGCAGGGGAGCCGCACGCCGAGCTTGAAGATGAGGAGGTGCAGCATGGCGGTGCTGTCCTTGCCACCGCTCCAAAGGACTACGGGGTTGCGAAATTCCCGCAGCCAATACTCGGCACGGGTCAGGGTTTTATCGACGAGGGTTTGCAGGTGTTGGTTCATTAAATAGCGAGAGCGGTCATGCCGAGGACCATGCCGCCAGCGGCCATGCCGGAGCCCATCATGGAATTTTGGGAAGCGCCTGCGGTGGCTCCGGCTTGCATGGCCGCGCCTTGCAGGGCGGCGCGGTTGTTTTGGTAGGAGTTGTAGCGGCTATCGAGCATGTTGGCGTTGAAGCTGGCGACATTTCCGGCCATCTGGTTGGCAGAGTTGTAGGTGTTGCCGATCATCTGGCCCGACTGGCCGAGGGTGGTGGAACCCATACCTGCTCCAGGGGCAAGAGCACGGGAGTAGGGATCGATGGTAATGTTGGCTCCAGCGAGGCCGGTGCGGAGGTTGGCCTGGGCGAGGCGGGTGTTGGCGCTTTGCCCAAGGATATTTCCTACGAGGCCGAGGCGGTTTTGGCGGTTGCTGACCAGCATTTGGTTGGTGGACCCGGCGAAGTTGCGGCGGTCGGATTCGCGCTGGCTGGCGAACATGTCGCGGTTGAGGACTTCGGCGGCGAGGGCTCCGGTGCCTGTGCCAAGGCCACGGGCGGACATCCCGGCGCGGGCGGATTGCTGGGCCATGCGCTCTTGCTCTGGCGTGAGCGAGCGGCCGAGGGCGAGTTCGCTCGTGGCTTGGCGCTGTAGCTCGCGCTCGATGTCGGTTCCTTGCAGGTCTCCGGCGGCGGTGTAGCCGAGCTGGTCGGTGTAGTCGGCGACAGATTGGAGATCGTCGGCCTGCTGCCCGGCGGCAATGAGTTGGTCGGTGGCGCGGCGAGTGTAGAGATTCGGCGCGGCGGCGCCGACGGTCTCTTCGCCAATGATTTTGCCTTTTGCGTCAACCTTGTAGCGTTTTATTGAGCCGCCATCTTGGCTGAGATTGGATGCAATATTTGAGACGGTTCCAAGCTGGAGGGCTTCTTGGGTGGGATACGCCTCGGCTTGCGCGGCGACTTGATCGCGGAATTGCTCTTTCGCGGCCTTGCTCGATTGGCCCATGAGTGCGCCGTAGTCGATAGGCTGCGCTTGCGGCGGCGGCGTTTCCTTCTTGGGCTTGCTGCCTCCTCCTCCGCCACCCATTAGATTACCCCCCTTTCAGCGAGGCCGACGCGGGCGGCGAGTTTGCGCCAGGGGTAGGCGTGGATGTGGAAGGCGTTGTGGCGGCACCAGGCGGCCCATTCGTGCGGGCGGGTGGCGACGCGGAGGAACTCGGCGATGGGGTTGGCGTGTCCGGTCGCGGCGGCGAGCGGCACGAACCAGGCGTTGGGCGGTAGGTCGTGGGTCATGGTATTGGTCTCGGGGTCGTAGTGGGCTTCGTGGGCGAGGAGGAAGACGGAGGGCGTGCTGAAGACAAGGCCGTGGCGCAGGTGCCAGCCGAGGAGCTCCTCGAAGGGCTCGGCGCTGTTTTCGCGCTGCCAAAGGATGGCTTTGTCGAAGGGGGTCATTAGGCTTTGATGCAGTAGAGGAGCGCGATGTTGGCGGGGCGGGTTTCCGTGGTTCCCGTTAAATTGATAGTGAGCGTATGGGTGTGCACTCCGGCAGATCCAGAGTTAGTAGCACCATTAAATAAGCTGCCTACCGCACCTCCCCCTCCCGTTTCGTTATATTGAGAGTAACCCCCAGTGGGAAGAGAATGCGAATGTGCTCCAGCGGAATCAGCTGTGCCCGTGTGTGTATGGCTTTTAAAACCTTCTGCCTGTTTTGCCCCAAAAGTTCCAGAAACCGTGCCGTCCGCATTTGTCCCGCTCCCACGCACAAAATATCCGCGCAGGTCAGGCAGGTTGAATGTCGTGCTGCCGTCACCACCTCCGTAGATGGTGCCAATGGCTGTAAAAAGCCCCGCATAGGCGGTTCGCGATATCGCCGCTCCATTGGCTGCAAGCCATCCACTCGGCGCGGAGTTCATTGCAAACGGCATAACGGCCCCCGTTGGCACAAGCGTGACGCTGGAATTTAGCTTGGATTGCGTGACAGCCCCATCCGCAATATCTGCCGTGCCGATGTTTGAAATTGTCGGCACGCCGAGCTCGTTGAGGTTGGTGGGGGTAACGATTTCGTTTGCGGTGAAGATTTTCCCTGGTGTGACGGTGGCCATAGATTAGTTGAGTGTGCGGGTTTCGGTGGGGTCCATGCTGGAGCGAGCGGCTTCGGCAGTGATTTGGCGGAGAATGGGGCGGCCCGTGATCGTGCGCCAGCGGAGGTCGAGAGTGGTTGCCTTGCACCGCATCGGAGCTTTGAGCGTGTAGTCCTCCTCGGCTCCGGTGGAGTTTGTGAGCGCGGCGATTTGAAAGTCGTTGTCGAAATCCTGCGTCACCGCTTCCAGTGTGCAAGACGCTCCGGCAGGCAGCACCACACTGGCCTTGGCGCGCAGCAGGCGCTTGGCATTCATTGAGCCCCAGCCGTAGCGGCGCGAGAGGAGCAGTCCTGGCACATCGGTGGAGCCGTGGCCGCTGGCCGTGTCATCCGTTCCACTTTCCAGCTCATCGAGGAGGAAGAGCTTTCCATTTCGGCTGCTCGCAAAAAGTCGGCGCTGCGTGCCGTAGTCGGAAATGAGCAAGCGATCCAAGCCAAAGCCGTAGGTATCCACGGTCTCCCAGGCTTGGTTCAGCATGTTGTAGGCAAAGAGAGCATTTGGCTCATTCGCCTCCCCAAGTGGCACAGCGATGTAGTAGCGGTTATTGAAATACACCGCGTTGCTTGTGTGCGCGGCGGGCGCATTGATCTCGGCCATGCGGTCCGCGATGGGGTCCGAGAGCGGTTGCGTGTTGCCGCGCAGCTTGAGGTCGAATTGGTTGTCGAGCCGGTAAACGCCGTTGTCCGAAAGGAAAAAGACATACACGCCAGCGGTGGCAATGCTGCGGCGGGCCGAGCAGCCGATCTCGTTTGTGAGAAGTTGCAGGCTGGAAGCCGTTGGGTCGATGCTCACCCCATCCGCGCCAATCGCAATCGTCGCGATGTAGATGCTGTTTCGGCAGAAGATGAGCGCCTGCGATTCCGCATATGGGTGGATCGCCACGATGTAGTCGTTCGATCCAAAGTTTGCCCGGAAGGACTTCTGCACCGGATCGTAGGTCTCCGCATCGAAGACATCCGAGACCAACACCTCGTCGCGCCCCTTGGCCACCACCAGTTGGTTGTTGAAATACGCCGAGATGCTCGTGCTCGGCAGGCGCGAGTAGGTCACGCCCAGCGGGTGGCTTCCCTGCTGCACCCGCACAAAATCATTTGTCAGCACCCCATCCCACACCAGCGCAGGCATCACGCGCTGGGCCGTGATCGTCCCGCTCGCCGAGGCCGCCGTGCCCGCTGGCACGGAAAATTGAAATGTCGTGGCGCTCGGCACCGCTGTGATCGTGAAGTCCCCCAGATACCCAGCCTCCCCGGCCCCGCTGACTCGAACAACCTCATCCACCGCGTAGCCGTGAGCGCCCACCGTCTCCGCTGTCGCCACGCCGCTGGTTTGCACCAGGCTATTCAATCTCAAAATCGATGCCTCGCGCGTGCGGAGCATGTAGAGTTTGTCAAATGCTTGGATGATCTCGATGTCATCTCCAAATGCCACCGTGTCCGTCGCGGGATACGAGATCACTTGCAAGCTCGCCCCATCGCGCCAGAGGAAGCACCCATTCGGCCCAGCCAGCACGAGGTATTCATTGGCATTATCCAGACGAGGCGAGGAGTAAACGCCCGCCCCAATGATGCCTCCGGTATAGATATTTTGAAGCACCGGGCCCTTGTTGGCAACGAGCGTCCCCGTGGCATTTGCACCGGGGTCCGCCACCATTGTGTAAGTGAAAGAATTGAGTCCTGTAACGATGATATAAAAATCCCCGTTGTATTGCGCTTGGGCCGCTCCACGAATGTTGATCAGATCGCCCGAGGCATAGCCATGCGCGGCGAGTGATACCGTTGCCGTCAAATTTCCAGAGCCACCGCGAGTAATGGAGGAAATGCTTTTATCCGCGCCCAGTT